AGTTTATTATTTTCACATAGTATAGGCATACCGTAAAAAACTAAAGCCATTAAAACGTCTTCAAAAAATATTTCAGCTGTTTGTGGTCTAGCTACATATTCTAAAAAAACTCTATTAGGCGGAACATTTTCCATACTAAACTTAGTAACGCCGTGCAAAGCACCGTTAGAACCTAACCTATCAACAGTTCCTGATATATCATAGCTATCACAACCGAAAGCACCTATATGCTCATTACCAGGATATTTAACACCGTTTTTTGTTATTATTCTATTTTGCAAATTTATTTCAGGTATCCAACTAATTTTAAATCTACCATTATTATTTGGCATAAACTCTACTGTAGTATCTTTAACACCGCTACGCCATTGGAAGCTACCTTGCGTTACAACTCCAGACATTTTAATTTCTTCGTTGTAATCTATTTGCTCGTATATTTTTGTTAAATTAAATAAACTTTGTTTTGTTTCATCTCTAAAAGCATGCTGCTCTGTTCTTGGAAACTGTCTATAAAATTCATTTAAACCGTCTTGATCAGACTTTAAACCTTCAACTTCGTTATTCCAATAACTTATAACTCCATCTTTAATTTCATCGCCATATGGTCCAACAACTTTTTCTCTTGGATCTTCGAAGACAGGTAATCCATAAGAATCAATGTATCCTTCGTAGTTCCATTCCATAGGTATGAACAAACTATATAGTCCTGAGCGAGTCTGTCCATTGCGGTTTCTCTTGGTAACATCTGAATCATAATATAGTTTTTTAAAGTTATCACCACCTTTATCCAACGCGTTTGACGTTGAACCCATCATACACTTACCTACTACTTTACTACCTAATCTTAATGTCGTTTTTGTAACCCTCCAGTTGTTGAGGATATTGTTCGGCTTTTCCCATTTACCGCTTTCATCGTGGACGAGTAGTTTAAGCTTCTCACCATCGTACGAGTTGTCGCCTGTGTTTTTCCAGTCAATCGTGGTGTCGAGACCTTGTAAGTCCGGCGCGGTTTCATTTGTAATGAGTTTACGCCTTGTGAGTTTACTTGCTGGTACACGGTAGGCAAGCTCTGTTTTAGGTCTGTCCATACCGTCTTGTATCGGTTTGAAAAAGAAAGGGTAATTAACCGATATGGGTACAACTTTATCAGTGAACATGGACTTTGCATCAGGCCCAGACTTGGATAATATACCATACCTACTGTCACTTGATATGGTTGCCAAATTAACCACTTCTCCTGACGCCATAAAAGAAAATCCAGATCTTCTGTTTTTAAGATAACACATCCCAAAGGATCGTGAATCTGCTTTGCAAGCTTCCCAGAAAATGAAGAATAATCTATTTGACTCTCGAAAGTTTGGTGCCCCAACATCAATCTTGGACCACTGCAAGTACATATAATGAGTACCAGTAATATAAGTAGGCTTGCTTTTGTTATAAAACCAAAAACCTTCTTCTCTACGAGTAAATTCATCATCGATATAATCATACCATTTTTCTTTAAACTCACTAGGATATTGTTCCCAATCAAATACTGTTTTAATTTTTTTAAGCTCAACAGGGTAATCAAATTTAGTCCACTTGTTTTCTTTAAACTTATGTACTGTTTTAATTTTTGGTAAAGCTATTTTTAAATTTTGTATTTCATATACTTCACCTATTTCACCTGTTTTACTAATAACTACAAAGTCATGCTCTTCGTTATAACCATACTGCCATTTTTTATATCTATTATTCCTAGATAAAACTTTTGGTTTAACGTAGTTGTCAAGTATTTTTATTAAACTTTGTTGATACATTACTTAGACCTTCCTTCTGCAAAACCTTTAAAAGTTTTTTCTTTACTTTCTTTTTTAGGTTTTTCGTTTAACATATCTTCTTCTTCTTGTATACGTTTAAGTATTTCAAACGCATCGAATATAGCTAGCTTTTTTGTAGCTGCAGCATTTTTTAATCTGTCTGCAGATATATCATCTTCTGAGTCTACAATAGGTTCTTTAGCAACTTTAATAAGTTCGTCCACAGCCACTTGCCCAGCTTGGATTATATTCAACTTCGTCTCCTTTGTATTCATATTTAATTGTAATATCATTAGTTTGCATACGATATAATCTATCATTTTCAATAATAAACTCATATTCGCTGCTTGGGCTAAACCCAACAAGGCTTCCCTCGCTTATTTTAAAAGCATCTAAGGAGCTATTACCATATTTTAATACCCCAATAAGTGGACGCTCTTTTTGATCTGTTACAAAATTAGTTTTATTTTCAATAGGTTTTACAAAACAAAACTCAAAAGGTGCTTTCCACTCGTTATTTCTTTTATATAAAAATATTTGATTGTGGTAACAAAAATATAAGTCTTCTTTAAAATATGAAGAACTATTTTTTTCTACACCTCTTACATTATAAAATCTTCTAAATACATTATGATGCACAATAACTTCGTCACCAACTTGTATTTCTGATTCACCTATTATAGGTACTGATTTAACAACACCTATTCTACTAACATACTTGTGATCGTCCATAGTTGTGTTGACTATAAGTTTTTTACCATCAACATCAACTTCGTTTTCGTATCTTTTATTTTTTGGTTGTACTATAAAATTAAATAAACTTTGCATTAATATTCTAAATTATACTCAATTGAAATAGCCATATTGGAATTAAATTTTTTCCAAGGTATGACTTCATTATCTTTTGTAATATATATATTATATGAATTATCTTTTTGATCAAATAATATATCAGAGATACAATGTCCTCCGTAAACCTGTTGGCCTACGGAGTAGTGCATTGCTTCGTTTTTATAGTCAGCTCCTATGCTTATTTTTCTAATTAACTTAGCCATAGGAATTATATTTATTTTTCTTCTGCTACTTCTTCTTTTTCTTCTTTTTCTTCTTCTTTAATAACCTCGTAAGAACCGTCTTCTAAGTTGATATTAACTTTTCCGTACTTTTCTTCTAAGCCATCAGCAGTTTCTTTTGTTTTTTCTAGTACATTACTTAAAGCATGTAGCAGTTTATGTTTTTCTGCTTCAATTGATCCAATGTCAGATATTAATTGACTTCTAACTTGTACTTGAGCTTGAATTTGTTTTAGCTCTTCTTCTGTAATTTTTAATTCTTTTTCACTCATAATTTTAATTTAATTTAATTTTTATTTCTAATTGTTTGAAATTTTTCAGCACCACGTGAGCCAAAATAAGCTACGTATACTGTTACTAGCAATGTTTGTAATAAATCAACCCAGCCAGGTGAAACGCTAAAGCTCCACTCAAAGCTGTCTAATAATATCAACAAAACCATAGATATAGTAAGGAATATTAAAGACATTGGCCTTGTGTTTTTACTAAGCCAGCTATCTGACTTCATATCACTTTCCCAACGCTTTGATACTTCTTGCATTTCAACTATATCCATCTCTAATAGTTTCATTGCTTTTTCTTTATCTTCAGCTGGTAAAGATGGTTCTTTCTGTATTAAGTTTTTTACTAAACCAAAAACACCATTATCTGGTAATACATCACCAACAGTTCCTAATATACCTGGAGCTGCTTTACTTAAAAAAGCACCAACTTTAGTTTCTGAAAACTTCTTTTTATTTTTTGACATTTTTTCTGCCTTTTCTTTTTTTACCTTTCACAGCATTACCAATATCACCGATTTGATTACCGACTTCTTTAGTTGCTTTGAAAACATCTTTAAGCTCTACTAACACAAGCCTAAATCTTCTTTTTACTTCTACAAAAAACTTTTTCATACTATAATTTTAATGCATCTATTTTAGCTTTTTCATCTACTGATAAGCCAGATACAAATTGTGTTATAGCCATTTTAAGCTGTATGTGTCTTTCGTTTCTAGCTAATTCATCTACTTCGTCTTCAGTTCTATCTGCTTCTGCAACAGCTCTAACTCTTTCAACAATACTTACTGAATCTAATGTAGAGAATATTTGTTGTGCTAATTCTTCGTCACTCCATGTTTCTTCACTCATAATTTAATTTTTTATTTGATTACTAATTACTTAATATATACTTACTTGTTTTATTTAGTTTTTACCTTATCCAGCAGATACCTTTAACACGCCACTGTCAGTATATAGCTGACCAGCTACGCTTGGGTCTGATGTAGGTAAGTTCGGCATTAACACTTTTATCGTGTTAACAACAGTAGAAACTTCACTACCATCTAAAGTTT